TGATCATCCTATTACCAGTGGTAGTAATGGTTATTGGTGTAAAAGAGGCATCAAACTATATCATACCGCCGTGAAAATGGGAGAAATCAAATATAATGATAATAGTAGGAATACAGTTCTTGAAAATAAATTGTATTGTTGTCCTATTCCGGCTAATATGGGGGATTGTGGATCTGTGTTGATACATGAACACCAAAAGATATACACTTTTAGTGGTATATTAGTAGCATCTAAAGCTGATTCACAAGGTTTCTTTGAACCCATTTTAAAGAGATATTATGATGAAGCCTGTAAATATTATGAGAGTAAAGGTCTTATAATGGCTAGTGCTATTATGGGCGAATGTGATTTGGCAGGATATATTGTTTCACCTATACACTTCAAAAGTAAGCTTAATTTTATACAAGATATCCACTTAGATATTTATGGAACAATTAACTACCCTAGAAGTAAAGGTGTATCTAGATTAACAACAACAATATTGAAACCCTATGTAGAACAACAGTTTGGTAAAGTAGATTATGTTGAACCATTAATGAGATCATCTACGGTAGATGGTGTTTATGAAGATCCATATGTTTATGGTTTAACCCGTAGAATAACTGGTTTAACTTTTATACCAGAGTGTTTATTAGTTGCCCCTACTCTTGCGTACTTTAACGATATAAATAAGTCTGGTAAAATCCCTCAATTAAAACCTCTTACTTTATATGAAAGCTTGAATGGAAATGGTTCACGCTTTATAGAAAGGATGAATTTTTCTACGTCATCTGGCTTTCCTCTACGTAAGAAGAAGAGTGACTTAGTTATCCCTGATCCCTTACCTGATTATCCTGATAATGTTACTTTAGCTCCAGCACAATTAATAGAACTAAATAGAATATTAGCATTGGTTAAAACAGGGGTGAGATCCCATCCCATTTTTTTTTGTTCTCTTAAAGATGAGGCTACTTCACTAGCAAATAGAGCTAAAGGTAAAACAAGAATTTTCCAATGCAGTCCATTTGAATTTTCTATTGTAGTTAGAATGTACTTTTTACCTTTGAGCAAATTTATAATGGATAATAATATACTAACTGAGTGTGCTGCTGGTTGCAATTCAGCTAGTGAAGATTGGTCATCCTTTGCTAAGCTCTTTGAAGGGTATAAGCTATTTATTAATGGAGATTTTAGTTCATATGATTTAAAAATGCCTTTAGTAGTTGTTTTGTATGCTTTCCATGTACTAATTTTAATAGCAAAACAAGGAGGATATAAACAAACTGATTTAGATCTAAT